CCACTTCGGAAGAAGGTTCACCGTACAGTCATACGTCAACTGAGCAAACGTTACTGTAACACCATCCAGCCCGGTTTCTTCACCCATTATCCACATCCAATCCAGAGTATCAGCCAAGCGATCAATCATCAGCATATCATCCACTCCCCCCAGGCGATATCCCCGGTTTTTCAACACATACGCACACCAGTCACGCTTCACATCACGAAGACTGATACCGGGTTTCTTCATCATCTTATCCCGGATTTTCAATAAATGAACCCACTCCAGCGGCTTCACCTCTTCCCAGCAATCGGGAAATTCAATGTCTTTCTTCTGTTTCATAGCTTTATACTTGATTAGTCGAGCGATCAGGCGCCGACACATTATCTTCTTTGTTAATCACCTTCCGGTAAATACCGAGGAAAATCCCCTTCTTATTCGGGAAATTAATGCGGATAGCATCATTAATGGCCTCCAGTGCGATTTCTTCCGGAATCTGCGTGTCAGCACCGTAGAATATCTTTAGGGCGTAAAGCATCTGGCTACCGCTGTCACTCTTCCCGTCTATAATAATATTGGCCAATGCCGGAGACAAGCCGAAACCAGATGTGGTCGAGCTGTCCGCAATGCGTGATATCTTCGCCTGAGCCTCAATGTACTTGTCTATATTCATTTCAATAGGCTCAATCTTCCAGCTCTGCACATGCCCAAACTCATCCAGAAAGTCCACGCACGAAAAGAACTTCCCAGCATTTTTTTGCCCCGCCATCACGTTCGCAATGGTCTTCGTCACCTCATCCCGCAAACGTTCAATCTCCTTATATACCCGTGCGTCATCCCATTCAGGATGCATCTCACGTAATCTCTGTTCACACTGTGTCCAGTACTCCTGCGGACTATGCACCACATACGCCGCTGCAATCATATTCTCATTCAGATGCCGGATAATCTCCGGAAGATTATTCGCATTCTCCAGCCAGGGAACTGAGCCATAGAAACAGGATATCGCATACATATTCCGCCCGAAACTACGCATACAGTGATACTTAATCGCCGTCTCATATTTCGTCGGATGCCACTTATCGAAAGCCGGATACTTCAGGAAACTGCGGCTCCGGTAACTATCAAAGTCACCGGTCAGATACTCCGTCACATCTTCCAGACGTCGGCTGTCATTCTCCGGCCATACCAGCCGACATTCACCGCTATGCAGACACTCCAATCTGTTCACCCACGGGCGACCAATACGCACACCTTTCCCCATATAATACTTTGTGAACTGCCCGTTCATGTGAGTGTACTCTACCAAGACATCCCGGATATACTTCCGGTAATCCCAACTATCCAGCCACTCCTGTATCTCATCATCCGCCAGCCACTCCTGCACCCGTTCATTCTCCATAATATTCACCCGGTAAAGCAGCGGGCCTTGTCCATACAACAATCCCATTTTCCTGTCCAAGATACCGGGTCCCAGATTATTTTTCTCCAGTAAATTCCGGATAGCATTCGGCATATTATTATCAGGCCCCCAGGGCACAACGCGGACACCCGCCACATTCGTCGGATCACCGTCCCAGTTCTTCGAATCACCATTGAAAAACTGGCTCATCTCCTGGCTCCAGTTCATGTTAATGGCATATTGTCCGGCCACCGTATCCACAAAATTGAAATGCCCTATTTTCTTTTTGATATCTCCCATAACTATCTATTGATAAATATTCTCGTAGTATTCACAAGAAGCGTCCCGCAATACTCTCTCACAATCTCAACCAGTTCCGGAATCGCCTGTTCTATTATCGGATTGAACCACGGTATCGGATTCCTGTTCCACTCCTTATTACTCTTTTTCGTCAGTACGCGTGTGCCACCCTCCATATTATATCCCCGGCCTACTCCCAGATGAATGTAAATACCCTCAGGCCTAAAACCGAATCCGATACTGGTTACTTCTTCTCCAGCAACAATCGGTTTGCCGTAATGACGATAATTCTGTTTCAGTGATCCGGATAACTTTTTATCATTCGCAACCAATTCTCGTATTGAGAGTTTCAGCACCGCATTCACCTTGCTGCCCCAATCCTGTACCCGCGCATTAAACAAAGCCACAGCCTCTTTATCCTGTTGTCGCTCCCATTGCTGTGTTATACCGGTATCGCCTTCAATGATGACATCCAGCGGATACCGTTCTCCAGCCATCCGGTTAGCCTTGCCTCTCCAGCTGTTCCGGTTCTTCTCCATTGCTAAACGTTCTCCATGTGATCCCATGCTGCAAAGATATTTTGCAACCATAACAGGAAAAAGGACATAAAAAATCCCCGATAAACAGTAAAGCCTACCGGGGATTTCATCATATTCACAATTTTACACTACCTCAAATCCTGTCACCGAATTATAACGGCACATCTTAACCACTCCCATTTTTCCGTACTCATTAGGAACAGAACCATAGTTAACCCAAATAGTGATCGGCTCACCCTGTATGAGAGGTTGTTTTGAAGCAACCAGTTTCATCTCCATATTGAAATACAGGGAATGGCAAAACTTAACAAGCCCCTGCTTAGAAAATGTATGCCAAAGCAAATAATGCACCTCTACACATCTCGTCTCTGGTTTAAACATGACAATCCCTTTATCTACAAGATAATTCATACCATGGATATTGCTTACAGCATCCTTCAGTTCCTTTGCTAATTTTTCATTCGTTTTCATACCTACAAAAATACAAAAAATCAAGCAATCTTATTCTTTGAAATATAGGTTTCTTCAGTTATTTCTCCATATTCCAAAGCCTTCACATCTTGCCAATTATAAGAAACACGTTCACCAGTACTCAACCGAATTTCATCAGGTTTCATCCCCATTTCTGAATATATTTCTTTAGCCACAGCAATAATACCCTCCAAACCGTTTGCCGAAAGACTGTAAATAAGTAGATCATTCATTTGAGCCTCCTTTCTGATTGTTCAAATAACCATTAAGAAAGGCAGAAAGCCGTTTTATCTCATCCAATGAAATATTCTCAATGCTACATTGATGCTTATTAAAATCCAGGTTATATTCAACCTGAGCGTTATCTTCACTTCCGGTACTGATTATTTGGCAGATTACAAACTCATCATTCATAGCTTGCCCCCTTCCTCATTAAAAGTAATATTCACACTCCCACCATTGGTATAGATAAGGATGGTTTTACCTTCTCGGGCAACATGAGCACGTTTGTGACCGTCGCACAATTCAGCCCCAAGTTTAACAAGCATTTGCCGGATTTTTTCAACGGATACATAGCGTCCGTGAACGAGTTGATTTTCTTTTTTCATAACGTGATGGTTTTTAGCATTTTGGCATTTTTATAAATAGAAACGGCTGCCATTTCCCGTTTCGCTAAAAACCATCACTGTGTCATGCCGCAAAGCATAAAAAAGTAATATGGGAAAGACAGCCGTCTATATCGTATGTAAGGGCATAAAAAAAGCCCACCAAATATTATGAGCATTAACCGCGCTCTACGACATCGACTAACGATGATGGTTTTTAGCACTGCAAATATGGGGATAATATTTGAAAGTGCAAAACAAAAGTATATTTTTCAATCATATAATTCATCCCTAACTTTCCGAGAACGCTTTTTCTTATTATCGGGAACTGGTTGTTCATCAGTTTCCGATTTACCCTGTTGCTCTTCAAATGATTGTTTCGTATTAAATCCTTCACGAACAGATTCATCCCTTGTTACATATTTACTTAATAACCAGTGATATACATTTTGATTATTAGTAGTAACAACATAAGCCTGTTCAAACTCCCAACCAAGTTTTCCCATATAATTCATAGCGTCAACCATCGAATTAAACTTAATCTGTTTTCCTTGGTCATCAACCATATACTGTTTAGAAGCTCCTGTCCAGAAACTTGTCTCCTGCCCAAAATCAATTGTGACAGTAACTTTATTACTCATAAGTTTCCCTGTACCAAGTAACTCACAAAAAACTTTATAAGGTTTCTGAGCCATTATCCCCATACTGGCGAACATCGCCATCAAAAACAAAATTTTCTTCATACTATCAGATATAAAATTAAACATGCACAAATGTAATATTTTTCTGCGCACATTCACTTTATAATACAAAAAAAGGCTTCCAACTCGTGGAAACCTTCTTTATCCGTCTATGTATAAATTCAGAAAGACACAGCCAATAAAGAATTACCAATATCATGTATAGTGTCCAGTATCAGCTTTTTTCTTTCCGGAGAAGGAACCTTCGTCCCCTTTATATAACTTGCCAACAAACTTTGCTGTATCCCCATCCGGCGGGCAACAGCTGAAATATTCAGTTCCGGATTAGATAAAAAAGCGTCTTGAATACCAGGTGCCGGTTCTTTGGTATCATCATAATAGAAACTCTCATAGCTCATATCCTCATCAATGGCATCCCATCGAATACCATAATCCCAGAACTCATATTTTTCCCGCTCCTCATTTGAAGCAGTCAATAACCGCGGATAGAATAAAAGAGACTGGTATAATTTCTCTCCCTTATCCGTCTGCACATAAATACGGTTATCTGCAAACCACAACTTCGTAATTTTCATATCAACCTCCTTTCTTTATATTTAGAAACCAGAGGGAGTTTAAAACTCCCCATGGTATTTTTTCCAAGCTTCTTGAATGTTCTCCAGATTTTCTTCAAGCACATATTCAGCCAATTTCAACTCTTTAGGCTTCAGTGTACTTTCAATCAATCTGACCCCATCCTTAATTTCAAACTTCGCACTACCATTCGTACTTTTCACATGACAATGTGGCGGCTGGTGATCTGCGGTAAAAATGATAAATTTCAATCCGAATAAATCTAAAACTGTTGGCATAACTATTTGTTTTTTGATTACGCAACAAAGATAGGTTATAATTTTATATCCTGCAAGCAAACAAAAAGAAAAGGTTATAATTTTATATCCTTTTAACAGAGAATGGTTCATTCTCTCCCCTCCGTGGTTGAAGGAACGGAAAAACAAAAAACGAAGTACCGCTTTGGGTCCCATCCCGTTTTGCGAGTGTGCGAGCAAAACGGGATGGGCGCCCCTTTGCGCCCTCCCACTTAAATCATCCCTTCATCGCAAAAGCTATAATATCCGTCATTCGTTATAATTACATGATCCATCATCCGAATATTGAATAATGCTGCCGCCTTTTTTAACTGTTCCGTCAGCCTCTTGTCCTCATTGCTCGGTCGGCTGTTGCCGCTCGGATGATTGTGTACCGCTGCAAACTGCGAAGCTCCCGTATTTATCAACACCTGCATAATCAGCCGTACATCTGCTGAAGTCTGGTCTATACCGCCTACTGAAACCTGTACTTTCTTGATTATTCGGGATGCATTATTAATAGCCACTACCCAAAACTCCTCATTCCGTAAATCACCAATTAACGGCTGCATCAAATCATATACATCCTTGCTCATTCGTATAAGCCTGCGTTCAACCTGTTGAGACTGCTGCCTCTTGTACATCTCCACCGCTGCCACGGCTACTTTCTTACGTCCAGGTGTCAAGGATGCAAACAGCCTGTCAATGTCTATTTCCCCATGGCTGCGGGCAACGTCTGAAACAATCTGCCTGTTATTGCTTATCTCGTAAATAAGTTCACTGTCGCTCATGTAGCGGCAATCATTATCAAATAAAGTATTCATAACAAAAAATATATATTAGTTATAAGAAAGAATTGTTCTACCTAAAAAATAGCCTCCCAACACTTTTGCACCTAACTTTTCCAAAGCACAAGCAAAACGGGCGTAAGAATGTCCCTGCGTCAGTATATCATCAAACAGAAGTACTTTTTTCCCATTGAAAAAGCCGTTGTCAAACTTGATAACTTCAACTTCCTGCACCGTTTTACTACTCTTTGTCTCATGGATTGCCAAACGTCCGCCCTCGATAGTAATTGCCTTATATGCGTTGCAGCATCCTGTCAGCCGTGCCACTTCTTCGGCAAATACCTTGTATCTGCTTTCGTTTTTCTCTGCCGAACTTGCAGGAATACATACGAACGTCACATTCTCACAATCCGCCCCGAACTGTTCCCGTATCTTCTTCGCTACGAGTTCCGCCACCGATACACTACGCTTGCCGTCTTTAAAGTCCCATATCATCTTTCTGATTGCCCACTCACGTTTATTTGCCTCGTACTTGGTAGGTAAATAATCGAAGAAGTTGAACATGAATTTAGACCACTGTTGTTTCCATGCTTCGGGAATGTTTCTTTTTGCTGCCATAACTGTAAAATTTTATGTTGAACCTTGAGCTTCCGGGTGTAAGCCTTTTATCGGCTGTTTCCCTGATTGGAGCTTTTTTTTTCTGCGTCGCCTGTCGCTACGCGGTATGTTTCGCCTTTTTTACGCTGCATCAAAAGGTGTTGTAAGGAACAGGAGCAAGTTTTTCAGAAAAGCGTAGCCTTGAATACTACCCAACGGGTGGAGATTTTTTCTGAAACGTCAGCCAGAACTTGAACCGGTGACGTCAACATTTACCTTTGCAGCACAAAAAAGCGAAACTGCGTAGTGATAGGAGACAGAAATAAAGGGCGACAATCAGAAAAGGAAACAGCCTGAAAATACATAGTTGCAAACTATACCGCTCTGCCCGGTCTTCCATTGCCAAGACAATAGCCTGCGTTGTTGCGGGGAATGGAAGACTGGGCGTTTTCACCCGGTTACGGGATTATAATCCGGTAACCTCTGCGTGAACGCAAAAAAATCAAACAGAAAGCACTGCTTTCTACCGCTAAAACGCGAAAAATCCGTGTGGCAAAAATTCGGCTTGATTGTACCCAAGTACATTCATCAAGACGGGTTTGCCACACGGATTTTTCGCGCGCCTGGTTCTTCGTCAGGTGGAATCTCCCATCAAACAGGACGTTTTTTGGACTAAAAATGTCCTTCCAAAAACATCATACCGCTGAAAATCAAAAAGAAATCCCATCCCTGCGATAATTATCGGAGGGATGTAACAGCTTGCTGCCCGAGCCGCGCCGTCGTCCCGTTGCGGTCGCAGGTGCCGCCTCGGGTCGGAAATATGATAATTTTTTGTTACAAAATGATAAAAATACGTTAATTTTTCGCTATTCCTTACAAATATTGTAAATTATTTTAAATTTCTCCCTAAAACAGCCCTTGCCGCCCCCTCACGCATCAAATCCCACCCCTTACGATACCCTTCATATAAAAAGCCCTGCCATCCTCACGGACAACAGAGCTAACCCAACAGTAAAGAAAGAAATGATCAAACCACAGAGGCAGCGGATGAGCTTCGTCCCCTATCCCATACTCGCACAAACTCTTTTCGCATGGTGAAGTACTTCAGGGCATCCGTCAGATTCGTAGACTCTTTAGGCAGCCTGTGCGTAGGTAACTTATCTCCGGTCTTGAGCTTCACGGTAATGCTCGTACCCGTCTTCTCATTGCTCTTGATGGCCGTTCCGGTTACTTCCATCTCAGACTTGAGGTTCGGGCAGTTGTACTGGTCAATCAGCAAGGTAAAGAGATTACGCACCAGGTTGCCACTAAGTAAGTCCATGAAGAACCGGTATTCCATGTTGCTACCAATGTTCCCCTGTCCCAAGCTCATCAGCTGTACCTGCCAGCCTGTA